ATAACGCATCATAACATCACGAAGATATTGTTCTGCTTTTACCTTTGGAAGATTACCAACATCAATGTAGAATATTCTTCTTTCTGGTGCTCTTGATAGTCTATAAATTACAAGACTATCCTCAATCATTCTTAATTGATTAAGTGCCTTAATTGCTTTATGAAGATATGATAAACCAGTTCCTTTATTTCTATCAAATAAACCTGAGGTTACATAGGTTATTGAATCCTTTGCAATTTTAACTGAACCTTTGGAATTAGAACCACCACCTAACATTCCTGTTGGGTAATTTGGTTTTGGAGTGTAAATATAATACTCTTCAATTTCAGGGTATATATCTCTAGCATTACCTTTAAATACATTTTGGAGATCTACTCCACCCATTGCTCTATTCTTATCCTTTTTTTCTTGACGAACAAATTTCATCTTCATGGGATCAATATATCTGATCTCTTGAATTCCTTCCTCAGGTTTTTTAGTATCAATAACTTTTAGATAGTATAATCTACCATCAACATACCAATTTCTAAACATCTCATGGGACTTTTTATCAAAGTCCAACATTTCTTTAATTGATTTGAATTCTCTTCTAATAGTATCCTTTACCTTATCACTGGCATTTACATTAGATAATTCTATTTCTACTGGAGAATCGTATAAGTCACTTACTATTGCTTCATTAACGACATCTTCAATTGCACCATCTGCTTCTGGATGAAGTGCCATTTCTCTATATCTTCTTATTAAATCATACTCTGTCTTAAATACACCTTCAATATCTACATATTGTCCATAAAATCCAGATTGAATATAATAATCAACCCCGTCCTCGTTTGAAGGAGGAACGGGGGATACCACAGAGGGAGCCTTATTTTGGCTGTCGTCAATAGAGAATCCAAAAAGTTTTGCCATTGTATAATTTTGCCTTACTTTTCTATTATAGCACTATTTAGCTTATTTTAGTTGATGTCTTCTCCACCTGCATTGGCACCAACACCTTTAAGTGCTTCCCACCACTGAACCTGCATTTCTACAGTAAATTCTTCAATAGCATCAACAGTCTCATATGAGAGATCTATTTGACTAATATTGGTTGGGAATACATCGTGGAATTTATAAGTTCTAAGTGTAGAACCATCACGATCTAATTGGTGAACATATGCATCTGGTTGATACTCTGCAGGATCTTGAGCACCTGTAGCATCAGACATTTTGTTGATGAAATTCATCCACTTTTCAAATGCAGAACGAATTGAGAAGTCAACATCATTAAGAACAGTAATAGTCCATGTATCGAATGTTCTATCACCTGCTATCTTAAGAATCCTACCTCTAAAATTAACATCAATTGGTGTTATGTTTGATGCAGGTAAAGCAGCTGCTTTAACTAAGAACCTTGACTTTTCTTTAACATCATTTTCAATTCCTATCGGATTTGGGAAAGCCATTTCAACTTCAAATAAATTCGGTCTGGTTCCACCACCTGCTAATTTACTTTTAAAACCACTAATTGTTCTTAATGGTGGTTTATTAAATTGGGTTGCCATAATTGTTTATTCCTCTAGTTGACAGTACCGATAACTTCTTCAAATGAAATGCCAGTTCTGGTAGCAACAAATGTAAGACCGATGAAGTTAATTGATCTTGCAGGTTTAATAAAGATGTCTGCTACAAATTCATTGTTATCTATAATAGCAGCAGTGTTATTTGTCTCATCACAAACAACTCTAAAGTCAAAGATACCTCTCTTTGCTTGAACATCTCTTAGGAATGGTTCAACAATATTTACAAAGTTAGTCCTTGTAATCTCATCGTTGAATTCGAAGAGTTGATCTTTAGCAGCAGAAGATATTGCATCTTCAAGATAGATAAACAATCTACGAACATTGATTCTATCAAATGCAGATGCTTTACCAAATCCAGTCTTATCACCATAAAGAACAATTCCTGCTCCTGGTAAGAAGATAACTGGATTAACTCTATTTGAATAAAGTTTATCTCTCTGTAATTGTGATGGGTTATATCCCAACTTCACAGCATTTAATACTGCACCTCTTGCAGTACCTGCTGGTGAGAACCATGGGAAATTATTAATATCGTTTCTAGCACACATTCCAGCGATGTCACCATTTAATGGAACATATCTGAATGTATTTGCAAATCTATCAAACATATACTTGTATCCACTATCGAATACTCCATATGTTGATGATGTAAGTCTATCAGCATAACTTATAACATTATCTGTTATAGTATCTGAACCACGAACTTCTGCACTTGTACTTCCTGCATCCTTTAAGAATGATTCCTTATAAGGGGATATGAAAGCAATTGCATCTTTTCTAATATCTGCTACAGCAATTAATTGATTAGCAAGTGATGCAGCTTCTACTTCAGAGTAGTTTGCACTTCCCATGATAAGGAAATCAATATCATACTGTTCAGTATTCTCATAAAGTTTGTATCCACTGATTAGATTTGCAAGTGTTGGTTTTAATGCACCTGCTGTAGTAATTCCAGTTTGTCCATTGTAGTTCTTACCACCACCTAGTGTATAGGTTCTAGCACCAACTCCACCAAACTTAATTCCATCAGCGTTTTGATCCCAATCAATATCAGTTAACTTATCAAAACCTGTTCCATCAGGTGTAGCACCATCAGAAATAACATATGCAGTAGTTGTTACTCCAGCATGTGTACTATCAGTATCATTTGGAGAACTACCACCAAAGATAAATTCTGAATTATTTGCTAAGAACTTTCTCCAATAAGAAGCAGATGCAGTAGAAAACTCAGCATCTTTTGCTTTAGAAAGACTTAAATTTTTTTCTAAAATAGTTCCTGAATTACCAGTAATAGTTCCAGCATCATCTATAACTACAACATGAACTTCATCGTTTAGTGAATTTCTTGCATCAGCATAAGAAGAAGTTCCTGGACGTTCTGAAATCTGATTCCAGTTTATGTTATCTCCGTTAGTTAATTGGATTTGTTGTCTATCAAACCAATCTACTGCAAGAGTAGATGTAACTGTTCCGATTGCAGAAGCAGTTCCAGCAGTGTGAATTGCAACAACTGCAGTACCACTTCCAGCAAATTCATAAACTGAATTGTATGTTACTGAAGTTTCAATACCTGCGTTACTAACAAATGAAAGTACTTTAACGCCTACAGTACCAGCACCTATCTCAGTAATAATACCTTTTAGATATCCAGTTTCAGTTGCATATGTTCCTATACCCTGAACTTCTTTTGAAAATGTTTGCGTAACACCATATCCAATTTGTGCAGTAGCAGTGCTTCCTACAGTAATTGTTTGGTCTACTTTATTATCAATTATGGCAACCTTTAAACCATTTGCCCATCCACCTGGATTTTTAGCAGCAACTGCTACACCAGAAATGATATTCTCATCATAACCCTTATTGGTATAATCATCTACACTATTAATTACAGTTAATGTTAGCGGATCTCCATCTGCATCTACACCTGCATTTTTAAGGTTATCATTTTTTGCTCTAACAACACTTAGTACTCCACCATACGATAAGTATGATGATGCAGCTAACCAAGTTTCATACTGACCGTCAATGGGTCTTGGTTCCCCATAAGTGTCTATTAAATCTTGCTCATTCTCTATTATGATAGGCAGATCTACTGGTCCTTTCTCAAAACCCCCTACAACCGCAGCAGTCTTATCAGTTGCAGAATCAACTCTACCTATGGTTAGATCTA